AATCATCTTATTGAAGATATCGGTATAATTATTATACAAAAAATTACACTGTGACTGGCACAACGACTTAAACTCATCCGGCTTGGTTCGTCTCATATCAGAATGCGTAGTTTTAAGAGTATCCATCGTGCGAATATCATTGCGCATTGGCACACTATGCTTTACCTTGCGAATGTTATGCGTATTGTCTTCCCCTTCCATTTCAGTTACCAACTTTTTTAAATTCAAACGTTCATGGTCGCTAAGATTTGCCATAATGATTAAACCGTCAATATACATATCTCATAGTATATTTTTATGTATGTTTTGCAATAAAGTATTAATTCATTCTATTTAGTAATCTGAATACACGATAATTGCAAAAAAATATCTAATAACAATTTATACATGTTCTCCATTCAGATTGAATTAAAACATATTTTACTTATTGCTGCATTATATATCATCATAGTAATTGCCCTGGGTTTCGCCGTTCGCGTGGTGCCATATTCCAAAGACAATTTGTTCGCGGTTGAATTCCCATACGAAGGGTTTGACTCCATGCAGTCTGATGATTTGTACAAAGAGCCATTTAGTGCAATTGACGGAAAGACCGAAAGCGCCGACTGCAAAAAAGTAAGTGGTTTCAATGAACTATATTGTTCGCCAAACTACAATCCCCCAAACAATGACAAGTTTTCGGGCACTCCGGGCGGAGGATCTGACAATAGCTTTGGATTAACCAATTCTATGGGCAAATTGCAGTTATCAAAGGAGCAGATACAGTTACTCAGCAGTCGTGGAGGCAATTCGCAAGAACGCCAACTATTAACCGTGAGTAAGTAAATTTAGTAAATTCCAAAGATCATATTTTGAATTTACCTAGGAGCGGACAGTCCGTCAAATGACAGACCACAATATTCACAATAATAAATCGTTTTGCTGCGCGTCTCGCTAATGTCAATCACATCCGAAATAATGTTATGTGTGCAATGTTTTCTAAGATAGGCATTTATGTGTTGCAATATAGACTTATAATCGTCGTTTTGATATGGGTCTATTAATCCTTCTAGTTGCATTTTTGCGTTTGTCATAAATTCAATATCAATTGAACCGCAAATCTGATTGGTTGTATCATTATCATTATCATTGTCCATTTACATATATTGTAATAATCCGTTTATGTTGTTTTATGAATTCGTAAAAAATATACAAATATACACAACAGACGTGCTATCAGATTAAACGTACATTGACAACATACTTTGGTTTTGTTTTTCTTCTGATTTGATGATAATATCTACTTCACGCTTTGTCACGGTAAATGGGAAACTAACAGTTAAATCAATGTCAATGCCGACAATCTTCGTATCAGCCTTCATTAATCTGAACAGATTGAGTTTCGTGTAAATAATTTCAAGACATCTTTTCAAGTTACGAACGCCGGATTCATCACTTGTTAGTCCAGAATTGGAGATGATGTATTGCAGTGTGTCGTCTGGAATAATAATGTCCCCCTCCTTGAAATTTACCTGTTCCTGAATCTTTGGCAATAGATACTTGCGGGCAATTGTGACCTTCTCCTTTGCGTCATATCCCTTTGTTTGGATACGATACATACGGTCGCGCAAGATGGGATTGACCTTGCTTTCGTCATTGTAGCTGAATATAAATAGACACTTGCTCAAATCAAAATCTACTTCTGAGAAATACTTGTCGTGGAACTGACTATTTTGGGATGTATCTGTCAGATGTGTCAGAATGCCCACGATTTCCTCGCCGCGAGGAGTATCGCTAATCTTGTCCAACTCGTCAAAGTAGATTACTGGATTCATGCACTTGCTGTTCATGAGGATTTGGACGATTTTGCCCCACGTGCTTCCCTCATACGTATAGGAATGTCCCTCCAAGAAGCTACTATCGCCGGTTCCGCCCAGTGCGATGAATGCGAAATCGCGCCCAAGAATTTTACTAATGCCGTCCTTGACCAATGTCGTCTTACCTGTGCCCATTGGTCCCTTAATCGCAATCGCAGTTCCCATCGCAGACGGGTTAGAAATCCACTGACCAACCATTTGCATAATTTGTAGTTTCGCATCATTCAGACCATACACGCACGAATTTAACGTAGTCATTGCCTCGTTCATATAGTCGTGGCACTTATCAATGCCGTCGTCAATTGAAATGCTGAGCCCACGATAAATGCCGAACGGAATCTTCATAAACGCATCTACCCAATTTTTGATTTTATAATATTCGTTGTCGCTCGGGTCCATTGACCGCAATACGCTCAACTTCTGCATTGCAACGGACTTAAACTTGGCTGGCATCTTGGCGTCCAGCAGGGCGAGCCGATATGGTTTATTTATATTGGTGTAACTATTAATCTCCTTCAAATCGTTCATCACTCTGAGTTGCTCCTTGTTAGACAACTTCTTCTTGAAATAATCTACTTCGTTGGTCTGTTTCTTGTGCGAATGAATAAGTTTGTGATATGCCTTTGCATTATTGATGCGCGACTGCTTGATTAACTTCTTGATGGAAGAGTCGCATTCATTCACCGCCTTTTGCAAGATCTTGTTTGTGGGCTTCTTATTCAACTGCGCAGTTAGCGTTTTCTTGGTGTCAATCATATCCAAGTACTCCTGCTGAACGTCCGTTAGTTCCACTTCGTCCTCGTCAGTGGGCTTGGCTTTTCCATTGGTTTCTTCTGCATTATTCTTCTTGTTTTTCTTTGCTTTCTTTGCCTTTTTGTCTGCGATTACAGTCGGAACATCAACTGCTTCGTATGCTTCTCGCATAAACATTTTTTCGTCATCGCTGTCGCATTCGGCGTCGTCGTCTTCTTCGTTATAATCATCTTCCGCAGGCGGTTGTCCATCCATGCCGTCAAGCAGTAGAATATTATACATTCCATCATCATCTTCCTCATCCTCGTCGTCTTCATAATCCTCGTCGTCTTCGTCGTCATCATCTGACTCTTCTTGAATTTTACGACGTCCCTTCTTCTCGCGATTATTTTTGATTGGTTTTTTAGTATTTTTGTTTGTCTTTCCGCGTTGGACGATGTCGTCCTTTTCAGACTGCTTCGCACGATTGGACATATACTTAGATGGGAAAATCTCGGAAATAATCTTCTGGATTGCAGCGCGACTAATGTTGGTTTCCCCCTCCTCCTCGTCATCATCGTCATCCTCTTCATCTTCATCTTCCTCCTCCTCATCTTCCGTATCTTCAATGTCTTCTTCTTCTTCTTCATCGACGAGGTTGCTATTGCTTCTAGTGCGGATTTTATGTTTAGGCGGTTCATAAGTAGAATCTGACGTGGTTTCTTCGGATTCAGTAAGCTCCTCTTCCTCATCCTCGTCGCTATCAGAATCTCCCTTGTTTTTTCTCAGTTTTTTCTTTTTAGATTCAGCGGCAGCAGCATTCTTGGCGTTGAGCATCTTGTTCTTGAATGTCTTGAATGATGGCATATTGAATGTGACTTATAAACTAATAATAGTTGTAATGGTTGATGTAGAAACAATGCAATGAGACAATTCAATTTTTTACAGAATGTAGATGCAAAGTGGCAAAAATTAGCAAATTGCAAATGTAGAAAATTGAAAACAACCATATAAAAATATAAACAGTATAATTATAGGGTAAAATTACGAAGTATGTCATCACACAAGTCAGGTATGAACGAACAGAAGATGCCTTCACGGATCATCGGGGTACAATTTAGTATGTTGTCCCCCGAAGAAATCCGCCGAAGCTCAGTTGTTGAAGTAACCAGTCGTGATACGTATAAAAATAATGCGCCCGAGCCCAATGGCTTATTTGACCCAAGAATGGGTGTTTTGGAACCACGTACGATTTGTCCAACGGATGGATACACGTACATTGACACGCCTGGATATTTTGGGCACATTGAACTGGCACGTCCAGTATTGTTCATACAACACATCAAAGAAATAATGAAAATTAGCAAATGCATCTGCTTCAAATGTAGCAAGTTGAAACTAAACAAAGAACAGCACAGCCACGCGATGAATATGACTTCTGAAAAGCGTTGGGATTATGTGTATAACATTGCATCAAAGGTGAAGCGTTGTGGTGACAATATTGAAGACGGGTGTGGGTGCAAGCAGCCTGATAAAATCAAATTGGAAGGAATGGCGACCATTCAGGCGGTCTGGGAAAACATTGACACGGACAATAGCGAAAACGAGTCCAAGTCAATTACCCTGCGCCTGACCCCCGAATTGTTGTTGAAAAACTTTCATAGAATCTCCGATGACGACATTACATTTATGGGATTTAGCCCCTTGTGGTCCCGCCCAGAATGGATGATTTGTCAAGTGTTGCCGGTTCCTCCGCCCGCAATGCGTCCCTCTGTGAAACTGGATGCGCAACAGCGTAGTGAAGACGACTTGACCCACATTTACAGCAACATCATTCGCTACAACAAAGACTTGGCGGATAAGATTGCCAGCAATGCATCGCCAAATGTCATTGAGGGTTTGTCTATTCAGTTGCAGTATTTCATCGCAATGATTGTGAATAACAAGGTGAAGGGCGCGGATAGTCTAAGACAGCGCTCGGGTCGTCCTCTGCAATGCATTATGGGTAGATTGAATAGCAAGAATGGTCGCATCCGAGGCAATCTGATGGGCAAACGTGTTGATTTCAGTGCCCGTTCTGTCATTACAGGTGACCCCAACTTGTCTATTCGTCAGCTCGGCGTGCCAATGAAGATTGCGCAAAACATCACTAAGCCAATCACTGTAAATGACCGAAATAGAGACTTCTTGTTGAAATTGGTTCAGAATGGACCAGACGTATATCCGGGTGCAAAAATCTTGGAACGTAAAAACGGGGAAAATATTTCGCTTAGATACGTTGATCGGCTGTCCATTAAATTGGAAAATGGCGACATCGTCCATCGTCATATGATGGATAGCGATGCGGTGCTTTTCAATAGACAACCCAGTCTTCATCGGATGAGTATGATGTGTCATATCGTCAAGATTATGAAGAAGGGTGACACGTTCCGTATGAACGTCGGGGACACAAAGCCTTACAATGCCGACTTCGATGGGGATAAATTTTGTCCCAAACAGGTGACCGCCTACTAAGTTGTAGATAAAACTTAGCAGGGAAGACGGTGTAATATCTACTGGCAAATGTATTTCGCATAGGTACATTCTGCTAATATAATCATCTAGTCATTATTTTAAAATAATATAAACGTTTCTCGCTCTCTATAATAATAATAAATAATAAAAATGATATTAGATATTGGTGAAAAAGATAAAGTCATTGGTGAAATATATAAAATGACTAATACTACAAATGGTAAAATTTATATTGGTCAAACACGTAGTCACAGATTAAATCATAATAAATATAGACCATTTGGATACTTAGGGAGGTTCAATGACCATTTGCACGAGGCAAATTCAAGTAAAAAGAATCATTCAAAATGCTTGAACAACGCTTTACGCAAATATGGAAAAGATTGCTTTACTTGTGAGCTGATTCGCACTTGCGAAGTAAGTGAATTAAATGAACTGGAAAGTCAATATATAATTGAATATAACTCTAAGTATCCAACCGGCTATAATTTAACTGATGGAGGTAAAGCTTTTACCAATGTAAAAGGAGAATTTTGTTGGAGAGAAGAAATGCCTCTACCGCCAAAGATTTTAAAACCTCACCCTAAAAGTGACTATACAAAACAGTTAATTTCTGATAGGTTAAAATCGGCTCTTGATAATGCAGAACATCGGGAGAAAATGATGAAACTAACACAGACACAACATTTGACCAAAAAATTTGAAGCATTCAAAAACGTTGCAATAGTTGATGACGATATTGACAGTTACATTCGGGTTCTTAAAAATAATACGAACAATACCGAATATGTCCGTATCGTCATTGATAAAAAACGAATAACAACTTTTGTAGGGAAACATGAACCAATAGACGAAATAAAAAAACGAGCGAAAAACTTTATATTAAATTTAAAAGAATGGCAACGTGACCAAATTGAATCGGGAAACCCTTTAGAGCCCCAGACTACCACCCTGTAATGGAAACGTTATAAGGGGAACACGGTTAATAGCCG